CTTCTCAAGGCGCGCGATAAACGAGCCTACACGCATGAGTATCTTGGCATAGCTGTCGGCACTGGCGGCAACGTCTTTGAGAACTTGGAGATCCGCGACATCACGGACGAAGAGATCAAATCGTTTGACCGCATCTATCAGGGCGTTGACTGGGGCTGGTTTCCTGACCCGTTTGCTTTTATCCGCGTACACTATGACAAAGCGCGTGAGACGATATACGTCATAACTGAGAAGTACGAGAACAAATTCTCCAACGAAGCAAGCGCGGCATGGATTAAAGAAAGCGGATACAATGACACTTGGATAACGTGCGACAGCGCAGAGCCGAAGTCTATCGCGGACTATCGCTCTCAGGGCATCAACGCAAAAGAGGCTATCAAGGGCGCGGGATCTGTTGACTATGGCATGAAGTGGTTGCAGAAGCGCAAGATCGTCATAGACCCGCGCAGAACCCCGAACGCCTATCAGGAATTCACGTCTTACGAGTACGAGAAGAACAAAGACGATGAATGGATGAGCGGCTATCCTGACGCGAACAATCACCTGATTGACGCGATGAGATACGCGCTTGAGCGAGTATATAAGAACTTTGGGAGTACGGCTTAATGAACATCTTTCAGAAGCTAAAAGAACTTGGTTTCGACACTGTGCCGAACGAATTCTATTCGCAGAACATTCACTTGTGGCAACAGTGGTATGAAGGCAAGGTAAACAAATTCCATAATTACAGGGTGTACAACGGCTCTTCTTACGTCAATTGTCAGCGTTACAGCACAGGCATGGCAAAGAAGGTATCGGAAGATTGGGCGAATCTCCTGATGAACGAGAAGGTGGCTGTCACGCTTGAGGGCGAGGCAGAGCAGACCTTTTACGACGAGGTTTGCCGCGAGAACAACTTTGCCGTCAAGTGTAACGAAATGCAAGAGAAGAAGGCCGCGCTTGGCACTGGTGCTTACGTCTTCTCCGTGGCTGGTGTTCCCGTGAACGAGTTGAACGGCGAACTTGAGGGAAGCGGCGACAGCATCAAGATTGACTATGTTGCGGCTAATGACGTTATACCGCTATCTTGGGATAACGGCATCGTGACGGAATGTGCTTTTGCTATCGAGAAGACAGTCAAGGCGCAGAAGTACGTTTACTGTCAGATTCATCATCTTGTCAACGGCCTTTACGACATCGAGAATCATCTTTACAAAAAGGACAACGAGCAGTTGACCGAGGCAGAGATGAAAGAAGTCGAGGGCTTTGAACACGTCGCGCCGACCGTCCACACGAACAGCGACAAGCGGTGGTTTGTCATCGACCGCATGAACATCGCCAACAACAGCAGTATGGATAACCCGATGGGCATATCCGTATTTGCCAACGCGATAGATCAGTTACGCGGCGTTGATGTAGCTTACGACAGCTATGTGAACGAATTCATCCTTGGTAAGAAGCGAATCATGGTGAAGCCGTCCGCGATGAAAGACATGGACGGAAACATGGCGTTTGATGCTAACGACGTGACGTTCTATGTCATGCCCGAAGACGCGCACGACGATTCCGTGATTCACGAGATCGACCTATCTCTCAGAACCGAAGCACACAAGACTGGTATTCAGGATATGCTTAATATGCTGTCTACCAAATGCGGCTTTGGCGAGGGGCATTACAAGTTTGAGAATGGCTCTATCGCAACAGCGACGCAGATCGTCAGCGAGAACAGCACACTTTTCCGCACTATCAAGAAGCACGAGATCATCCTTGAGGACGTGCTTGTTGAGATCGCGCGGATCATTCTCAGACTTGGCAATACCTATCTTGGCAAGGGCTTGAACGAGGACGTTGAAATTTCCATAGACTTTGACGATTCGATTATCGAAGACAAGGGAACGGAATTCCAGCGCGACGTGCAGATGCTTTCGATGGGGATTCTTCAGCCTTACGAATTCCGCATGAAGTGGATGAACGAGGACGAGGAGACGGCGAAAGCGGCCTTGCCGCAGATGGAACAGCTTGTACAGGATGAGACTGGGGCTGATGAGGCTTGAAATACCCGATAAATCCTGACTATCTCGCAAGCTGTCCTGACGAACTGGTGAAGCTGTTTGAGTGGCTTGAGGATTATATCATCAAGTCCATATGTGAGCAGTTGAACGTGGCTGGCGAGGCCAACGCGACAACGCTTGAACTCATACGGCAGTTACAGCGCGGCGGGATGGATTTGAAGGCCGTAGAACGCGAAATAAAGCGCGTTTTAGGGCTTTCCGATGCAGAATTAGACAAGATCCTTGACGATGCCGTAAACCGCAATAACGAGTGGTATAAGACGGCATACGACAAGCAAGGTTTGCTCTTTGAGGAGATGCAGACCGAGCAATTCTTAGCTGACATCGAAGCAGTACGCGCGCAGACGCACGACGCGATGCGGAACATCACGCGAAGCATGGGCTTTGGGATGCGCGGCGTTGACGGCTCTATCGCTATTTCCGACATTCAGAAGACATATCAGCAGATACTCGATAAAGCGGCTGTAAAGGTTATGACAGGAACGGACAGTTATAACGTGGCTATCCGCGACGGCGTTCGTGAAATGGCGAACAGCGGCCTTATCGGTGACTGGGTGGAATACAGAGACGAGAACGGCGAAGTATACCACAGGAACAGAGTTGACGTGGCTGTCAGGCGCGCGGTTATGACTGGCGTGACGCAAGTATCCGCGCAGTATTCCGAACAGGCCGCAGAGGATCTTGAAACGCCTTACCGCGAGGTATCCGCGCACAGGGGCGCGCGTGATAAAGGCACAGGATGGCAGAATCACAAGAACTGGCAAGGCAAGGTATACTCAGTCAGGGCGGGGGATAAATACCCGTCCATTTATGCCGTTTGCGGCTTGGGCGAGGTTGACGGCCTTGAAGGTGCAAACTGTCGGCATATGCACTTTCCTTTTATCGAGGGCGTATCCGAACGGACATACACTGACAAGGAATTAAAGAACATAGACCCGAAGCCGTTTACCTATCAGGGGCGCAAATACACAGCTTACGAAGCGACGCAGAAGCAAAGGCAGATAGAACGCGCGTTAAGGGCTGTTAAGAGGCGTTTGACGGCATTTAAGGCCGCTGGGGATACAGAGGCATACACGCTCGATGCCGTGCGATTTCAGCGGTTAAACAGCGAATACAAAGCCTTTAGTGCGGCGGCAGATCTGAGAACAAAGCCTGACCGCACATACGTCGATGGCTTTGGCGCAAAGGAAGCGCGAGAAGCCGCAAAAGCGGCGAACAACAAATAACATTCAAGGAAGGTGAAAGCCTTCCTTTTTTGTTGGCTGACGAGCCTTAAACGGAATAGGCGACGGCCTATAAACGGAATATGTCGACGGACGTTAAACGGAGGGAATTATGGCAGACGAAAGAATCGAAAATCAGGTAGACGAAACCGAAGACGAACACGAAGAAGAGGGCGAACGCACATTCACTCAGGCTGAGGTTGACGCGCTCATCGAGAAGCGGCTCTCCCGCGCAAAGAAGGGTATGCCGTCCGATGACGAACTCAACGAATTCCGCGAGTGGAAGGCGAAGAAAGATCCCGACGCGGCGAAAAAGACTACACAGGCTGAGTTGGACGATGCTCTCGCAGAGATGGAGATGACACGGCGTGAGAACTGGCTTCTCCGCAAGGGCGTTGACCCTGATGACGTAGACTATTACGCCTACCGCATTTCCAAAACGATGGATGGCGATACCGACTTTGAGGATGCCGCCGAGGAATTCTTCAAGAAGCACAAGACGAAAGCTGGCGTTCGCATGGACACTGGCGCGCGTCTCAACAGCGGCGCAAAATCGAAGTCTGTAAACGACACGATGAACGATTTGCTTAGAAACGCAAGAAAGTAAAGGAGTAAAAACAATGGCAGTTAATGTTATCGACAGAACCGCTCTTTCGGGGCTGATCCCCGAACCCGTAACCCGTGAGATCATTCAGGGTGTTACCGAACAGTCCGCAGTCCTTCAGATGGGGCGCAGACTTCCCAACATGACCAGCAAGACGCAGACCATGAACGTCCTCGATATGCTTCCTGAGGCTTACTTCGTGGACGGCGACACTGGGCGCAAGCAGACCACGAGAATGCAGTGGGACAAGAAGAAGATCTATGCCGAAGAGATCGCCGTTATCGTTCCGATCCCTGAGGCCGCTCTCGACGATGCCGACTACGACATTTGGGGCGAAGTCCGTCCTCGTATTGTCGAAGCTTTCGGTAAGGTTATCGACGGCGCAGTCCTGTTCGGCACGAATAAGCCCAGCACTTGGCGCGACGGCCTTGTTCAGACCGCGACGGCGGCTGGCAACACTGTTACCCCGTCCACTGGCGCGAACGCTTCCATCTTCAACGACATCATGGGCGAAAACGGCCTGATTGCCAAGGTTGAGGAAGACGGCTTCATGCCGAACGGCGTGATGGCTGGCGTTAACGTCCGCGCGAAGCTTCGCGGCGTTGTGGATACCACTGGACAGCCCATCTTCAAGGCTGATTTTCAGGGTACGACCAACTATGCCCTTGACGGCATGAGAATGACCTTCCCCATGAACGGCGCGTTCGATACCACGGCGGCGCAGATGATCGTCGGCGACTGGAATCAGCTTGTCTATGCGATCCGTCAGGACATCACGTTCAAGATCTTCACCGAGGGCGTTGTGCAAGACCCGACCAGCGGCGAGATCGTCTATAACCTGATGCAGAACGACATGGTGGCTCTCCGCGCTGTCATGCGCCTTGGCTGGGAGATCCCGAATCCCATCAACGCGTTCAACGCGACGAACGCGACCCGTTGCCCGTTCGCGGTTTACCTCCCTACGACCTGACCTCGCTTAATCAGGCCGCGCCTGATACCGATCTCAGCGGCATGACCAAGGCACAGCTTTTGGATTATGCCGCCGAGATCGGCATTGACGGCGTGAGCGGGGCGATGAAAAAGGCTGATATTATTTCCGCAATCGAGGGGGCGTGACGATGTACGCGACGTACAATGATTACGTCACGGTGTACTTCGGCAACTCTATTGAGGCTGAAGACTTCGACAAGTACGCAACGCGCGCGAGCGATTACATCGACTACCTGACGATGGGAAAGGCGAAGACTTACGATGACACGACGGACGCTTTGAAAAAAGCCTGTTGTGCTATCGCCGAGCAGATCTCCCTCGCCGACACGATCTCCGCGACTGCCAGTGTAGGCGGCGCAGAGGTGGCAAGCGAGACTGTCGGATCTCATTCGATCTCCTATCGTTCCAGCGCGGAAGTAAAGGC